CAAACGGAGAAAGCTAAAAGAATCAGAAGGAATGCTGATAAATTAAGAAGCTCTTTAAAACGTAAAGGTATTAAAAAACCTCCTGGTACAGAAGCAGGGCATAATGCCAAGGGCTCTGGTAAACATGGTTGGGAAAAAGTATCTAAAAACCGAGCTGTTGAAACTAAAAATAAAAATAGAAGTAAGCTTCAATCCAAGAAAAGGAGGAAGGATTGATGGCAGAAATTAAACCTAAGATTGTTGATGGTGTTAAATATTGGAATGTAGTAGATGATAAAAAGTTTACATTTACCGATAAGAAAGGTATAGTTTGGAAAGGAAAACAAGCTTTTAATAGAAAATTTGAATCAGTCTTAACAGAAATTTTTAATAAAGAAAAAGACCGTTTAGGAAGACGTCTTGAGACACAAGAAGTCTCTGCTCTTAGAAAACATCCAGATTTAGGTGTATGGGTAATAGATAAAAAACCTGCTAGTGTAAATAGAATTAATTCGTTTCTTGGACAAAGTAAAGGTAAAACAAAAGTTAAAAGCTTATCTTTAAACATACCTGAAACAAAGAATAAATATTTTACAAGAGATTATTTAGAAAGTAAGGAGTTAAAACATTGATTACACTAATGG